TAGCGTGTATTCGCCGTTCCGCTCCTCTGTCACAATGCAAGAGATGCAGTCCTGCAAGCGCCCGATGCCGTTCGTGACGCTCCATGCGTCTTGTAAATCTGCGCTATACAAAATCGGGATCATACTTCCCACCACCCCGGAGCAATCACGGCCTTTGTAAAGCCGGTCGTGGCGATGACCACCATCGCGCCGCCCTTTATGACGGGGAAATCATAAGCAAGCGAACCGGACACGCCGCCTTCCCACAGCGTCACAGCGGAGTTGAGGTTGGTAATCACGCCGTCCTTGTAATAGCAGTCGGAAATCGAGCTGTCCACAGTAACGCCAGCGGCGGTCACCGTGTCGATTGCGATGTCGTAGCTTGAGTAATATACCGTTCCATCTTCGCTATACGTCCCGAGCGAGATTGTTGTATCTGACGCGCCGTAGAACGTCATTACAGGCCGAGCGGCATACGGAGTTGGATTTAACAAAACGATTCCCGTGTCGTTGTAAAGCGTCGTCGCGCCGTCGTTGATGATCGTGATATAGCCGTTTTCGCCAACGGGGAAATCCACCGTTGCCGTCGCCGCGTTTGCCGGTACTGTTCCCGTATAGGACACCGCCTGTGCGCTGATGGCCGTTGTATCGGCGCGAATGGACGCGCCTGCGGATGTGTAGTATGTCACCACCACATTCCCCGTTCGCCCGGACGGGTATGTCCCACGCACGGAGAACCGCGTCCCCGGCGTGACTTCGATTCCGGCCACACGGGAGCCGGTACTGGTAGCCGTCACCGGCATATACGTCACAGCCTCCGCACCGGATGTCAAAAACCGTTGTGGCTTGCAGTTGAACACGATGTCAAATTTGCCGGATTTGTTGTAAACGCCCGTCCTCGGCTGAACAGGCCCGGAGAACATCGCCTCTCGGTAATGCTCCGTGTCGTATTCGTCCGTCAACTTCTGATATCCAGTGTACTGCATCATCGCGGCCTTGAGGCGCGGGAACAGCTCGTCAAAGCCGCGCGAAATGAACGCCGGGTATGTCACTTGAATGTTGTGGAATCTTCCGTTGTCTTGGACAATGCTTCCATTCCGTCCGGGGATGTCGATGATGTCAACGTCACGCTCCGGCGCGTCGAAGGTGCCCGTCCCGGAGATTCCAACGCCATATTCACGGGAAACAATGTCCCCAAACTTAAACGCCTTCACGCAAACACCGCCCTTCGTGCGTAGACCGCCTCATTGATCTTGCGCGAGACGATTTCCGCGATTTCCTCCGCGTCCTGTCCGGGAGCTGCGTTCACAACAATGTTGATGTCGTTGTTGTAGGTGTTTTCTCCCATGCCGTCAGCAACGGCACCGCGAATCATGGAATACATCATCGACTGACCAATGACGACCTCGCCCCCGTTCCCGTCGCCAAAGCCCTTCAAGCCGGATGCCGTAGCAAGCACGGTCGGACGATTGAACATCATCGGCTGTCCGTATGCTTTCTTATACCAACTAATGGACAGGTGAGGGACGCTCGGCGGGTTCAGCGAGAACGACCCGACAATGGAGAAATGCGGTAGTTTCAGATCGGGCAGTTTCCAAGAGAAGTTGAAGAATCCCTTGATTGCGTTGATGGCGTTCTGCACCGCCGTCTTTGCCGCCTCAATGGGATGCGTTATAGCGTACTTCGCAGCATCGAATTTCGCCTTGATGATGTTGTAAACGCCGGTCACGATGGAGGTAACTGTGCTCTTGATCCCGGTCCACACGTTGGATATGGTCGATTTGATGCCGTTCCACACGTTAGAGGTCGTTGTCGTGACGTTGTTCCATGCGTTGACAATGCTGTCCTTCAACGCCTGAACTTTTTCGCTGACCCACGTTGTCACAGTCGACCACACGCCGGAGAACCATTCTGTAATAGCGCCCCAGTTTTTCACGACAAGAATCACCGCCGCGATTGCCGCCGCTACTGCAGCGATGATAGGCAGCGCAGGAGCGATAGCAACAAGCACAGAGCCGATGGCCGGAAGCACCGTACCAACAAGCACAGAACCAACAGACGCAATCACAGGGATAGCCGCGCCAATGCCAGAAACAATGGCACCGATGCCGGACACGATTCTGCCGCCTACGGAAAGAACAGGCCCCACCGCCGCAACAATCCCGGCAACCGTGATGATTGTTTTCTTTGTGCCTTCGTCCAGTTCGCCGAATTTGTGGATCATTTCGGTGATACTCTGGATGAACGGAGTTACCACGGGGAGAAGTTCCTGTCCGAACGCAACACCGAGGTTGTTAAGCTCCGCTTTCATCGTGCGGAGGCTGTTGGCTGCGCCATCTGACGTTGCAGCATAGTCGCCTTGCGCGTTCTTCGTCTGATCCAGAACGTACTCATATCGGAGCGCCACTTTCTCAGCCTGTGACATCTCCGAATACACGCGTCCCGTCCGGCTTGCGAACTCCTCAAGGTTCGTTTGCGTCATAACAACGCCGAGCCGCTTGAGCGATTCTGTCTCGCCGGTGAACACGCCGTTCAACGCCGTCATAGCCTGGTCAATGTCCACGTTCTTGAACGAGGACAAATCACCGGCAAGTCCGGCCAGAGCCGTTGACATGGAGGCCGCTTCCTCGGTAGAAAGCCCCATGCTCGTACCCATATCACCGAACAGCGCCGCCGCTTCAAGCGCCGCGTTCTCGGAAAGGCCGAATTGCTCCGTCGCCGTTTCCGCCCACGCTTTGACGTTCTCGGCGCTATCACCGAACGCAACGTCAACCTTGTTGATGTTCTCCTCGTAGTCGGACGCGAACTTGAACGCCGCCGCGCCGGCCGCCACAATGGGAGTTGTTACGCGGGTCGTCAGTTTATCGCCGATGCCGGAGATTTTTTCGCCGACCGCGCTAATCTTCTGACCGGCTGTTTCCCACGCCTGCCCGACAAGCTCAATCGAACTTGGAAGCGACTGGAGTTCGGCCTCCATGCTGTTCAACTGCGTTTCAGCGTTCGCAAGAGCCGTCTTTGCGCGGTTGATGGTGTTTTCGGAAGCGGAGCCGGAAGCCTCCGCCTGGTCGATGGCGCTTTTCAACTGCTCGATCTTCGACTTCTGTTTGTCGATGGCAGTATTGAGCGCCTCACGTTTCTGCTTGACCTTTTCCTGTGCCGATGCCGACTTATCAAAGGACGACTTCAACGCATCAACTTCGGCTTTATATGTTTTTGTCGCTGTGGTTACATTGGTGATTGCGGCCTTAAATTCTTTCTCGCCTTGCAGCTCGATTTTCGGCCCAATGTTTACAGGCATGGAATCACCTCAAATGTATCGCGTCGTCAAATGACGTTATTCGCTTGCTTTTCTTTTTCGGGACAGCGGTTCCCTCAGTAATGGAAAGACAGGCGATCATATCCATCATCTCGCCGTATCGCGTGATTAGAATCTCTCGCCTGTCCATTCCTAGTTTTCTGCCGTAGAACAAATACCACGACAGATTCAGCGTTATTCGCTGCCCCCGTCCGCGTTTTTTCCCTTACCCTTGACGGGTTCCGTCTCGATGGTGATGGTCGCATCACCCGTCCACGCACGGAGAGCTTCGACGAATACCGCCTCAAACTGAGCATCATCAAGGGACAGGACTTCTTCAGCGGTGAGCGGGCGACCCTTGTATCCGGGTTCCTCCCACTCACGCGCCATCTCATAGCCCTTGGACAGGGCCGCGACAAACGCCGCCGCCGCCTTCTGAGACTTCGCGTACTCTTCGGACGTGAGCAGCTCGTCAAATTTGTTGACATCCCCATCCGGGGACATTTCCGCGACCTCACACGTTGCGAGGATAGTTCGACGGAAGTTTACATCTCTGCCGTGAATTTCCATCGTATCGCCCTCTTAGGTCGCCGCCGTCAGAATCGCCTTGTAAGCGTCAACAGCCGCCGCCTCGGTGGTCTGTGCCGCGCCAATGAGCTTCCACGCATGGGCGGTGGAATCGTCGCGCATGATGGAGCCTTCAAGCTCGGTCGTCTGCCAGTCGATCTCCTCTTCCTGGGTCGTCGCCTCAAGACCCTCCGGGTTGAACTTGACCTTGTTGAGGATATACGGCACATAGGTCGTAACTCCGTCCTCCATGTACCGCGCCACAAAGCCGACGCCGACATACGGGATGGTCTGGGTGTCGTCGTACTGCTCAAACACGACCGTCGTGTCCGTGCCGATCGTAACGCTCTTGGACGCGGTGATACCCATAATGAGCTTCCGCGCGGCATCCTTGAGGCCGTCAACCGTCAGAGTGACCGTGCCGGAGCTGAAGCCCTGGTTGTCGGTTTCCGCGAGAACGTTGTCGGCGTAGAAGTCGTTATCATCCGACGTTTCCACGTCGAGCGAAACGCTCACGCCACGGGCAAGGGGCATCCCGCCCGAATAGCTGATTGTGCCGCTAGAGTTCGCATAAAGCGCAACCCACGGCATCGAAAAGCCCGTAAGAACTCTTCCGTTCGCCATTGGTTTTCCTCCTAAAAAGATAGGGAACGGTTACTCCGTTCCCATGATTTCTTCGATTTGCTTATCAACCTCTGCCGCCATCGCCTCTTCTGCCGCAGACTTTGTGGATCTGACGGCGTTTGAAATGAACGGATGTCGGTTAATAAACGTCGTTCCACCCTCAATGGAACGTGCTATCATCGCGTTCGGCTTGCCGTTCGGGTACTTCTCCGTAACATCGGAGTTATACCCGTCCATACCGATTTTCACGTTGATGTTACCGTTTTCGGTGCGCTTCTTTGCGATGCCTAAACCTTCGAGCAAGCCGTCCTTTTCCTTTTGCGTCGGATCACGGCGGCCTCTGCTTCGGCCTTGTTGCACCGGGAGCGCTTGGATGTTCGCCCGAATCTGGTCGGCCACTACATCAGCGCCTTGATAGATTGCGCGTCCGGCGATCTCCGGCACACGGTACTTCAAATCGTCAAGGCTTGCTATGTAGTCATCCACGCCTTTACCAACGGTCAGTCGTGCCATTACGCAACACTCCACGTCCATTGATAGTGGATAAGGTTTGTTTCATCCTCGTACTGGACGGAATCGAGCCGCCACGCGAACGGCACGGCCTCCGCAATACTCTTGAGAGTGTCCTGCACGGTGTCGAGCGCGGTGTCATACTCCGTCTTTGTGTAGTAGTCCACATACCCGCCGATGGCCTGTTCCTGTTTCCGGTTGTCAGCGTCAAGCGGCGTTGTCTCGCCGTCCTCCGCCCACACACAGAACGGAGCCGTCATGTTCGGCCTCCAGTAGTGGTACACGTTGTCACCAAGCGCTTTAACAAGAGCAGTTCCAATAAGTTCAAGTTTCGCTTGCAACGTCATAGAACTCCTCCAGTCTGACGAGGGTTAGGTCAACCGCGTCGATGTCCACCATCTCCTGCACCGCGTCGATGCGGTACTGCTTGCCGTCCTCAAGGATGACATACTTCGCGTCGCCGGGAACGGAAGGCGTGTTGTAGCACCGAACCAATACATCGAAGTTCCGATTCGCGCCCGCAGCCGCATAAAGCCGCGTCACGCCTACCGTCCGTCGCCCATAGTAAGCGATGGAAACGGACACCAGCTTTTCAACTGGCATCCGTCCCGGCAGAGATATGTTACTCAACTCATAGAACGTCAGAATCCCATCGTCACGCATCGGAATCCACCCCTAACCAATCGGTGTACCCGGTGGCGGTTCCCATCTGTGCCTTCTGTTCGTCATAACTGCTCTTGAGCCAAGCACGTTGTGAGGGGTCAATGCTGACCCTGTTCATGGCGCAGTAAGTACATACCGCGCGGATCACAAGAGGGTCAGACACTTCGGACGGGTCAACCGCCGTTTCCTTCGTGACCCCGGCGATTCCGAGGTCAAGCAACGCCGCCGTGATGAGCTGTTCTAAGTCAGCGTCAAACGCGGTCGTCGTAATGCGGAGCGCCGCCTTTACCTTTTCGAGCATCGTTCCCCCTCCTTCCTGTTACTTCTTCGCGGGTTTCTTTTCCGTTTTCTCCGCTACCTCCACCGCGTAGCCGGTAGCCACGAGCTGCCGCAGAAGTTCCGGGGAAACCTCAACGATCTCCCCGGCCTTGTGCGTGAGCCGCGTGTCATGGAGCAGACGGGCCTTCATTAGGCGCTGACCTTGGCGAAGAACAGGTTGCCGACGACGGCGATCGCGGACGGCTGACGACCGAGGATGTCCACCAGGTCGAGCTTCATGCGGGTCTTGTCGTCATACTTGAACTCGATGGAATCGCCCTTCGGCAGATTCTCCATCACGCCGGACAGGTCGCCGATGATGGGAGCGGTGGCCGCGTCGGAGAACAGAACCTCCAGACCGTCAAACGGGTCAACGTTGTAGTTAGCGCCCATCTGGAGGCCGCGATAGGTAGCATACTGCGCGGGAGTGCAGATGATCACCAGATTCTCAGCCGCAGCGCTCAGAAGCGCACGGGCGTTCACGAAGTCGGTGATAGCACCGGCAGCGGAACCAGTCTTGGCAACGGCGGGATGCGCGGCATCGGCGGTCTGGGGAGCGGCAAGGATGGCCGCAACGACAGCATTCTCACGAGCCTTGATAAGGCCACGGGCGACCTCATCATAGATGTACTCCAGATAAGCCTCGCCGGACATGGTGTCCAGAGCCTCGTCGGAGATGCTGACCCACTTCTTGTAGGTGGTGGGGATCATGTGGACAATACCGAGGACAAGCTCTTCCTCCGCAACGGGAGTGGTAGAGCCTTCGGTGTGGGTGCCAGCGGCGGGAGCGCTGATCTCGAAGCCTACCTTCACGTTGCCAGCGGCGTTCATGCGGCGGACGCGGGACAGGATGCGGCTCTCCTTCAGACGCTCGGCAACGATGCCGGCCACGAACTCGGGCACGGGAACAACACCGCCGGAGATGTTGTCGGTCAGCAGGGAACGGCACTCGGCGTCATCGCCGGTCTTGACATAATTGGCGTACGCGTTGATGTACGCAGGGGTGTTGCGAATCTCCATGTTGGTCATGGCGTTTCTCTCCTCTTTCTCAGCAGTTTTGATTACCGTGCCAGCGCCAGCGGCAACGGCGTTGCGGATTTCCACCCGCTTTTCCTCATCGGCTTTGCGGCGCTCGATTTCCTCCTTGATGGAGCGGGCCTCCGCCTCCAGCGCGTCAAGGTCAGCACCGTCAGCTTCGACCTCGACCGCAATCGCGGCCTTCCGTTCCTCAAGGGCCTCGATGGTCATTTCTTTCAGATCCATCACAGTACCTCCAGAAGAATCTTGATTTTCTGCTTCCGGCGCTCGATTTCCCGCTTTTCGGCCTTGGCGCTCTCCAGCGATGCCTTCGCGCTCTCCAGCGCATCAGACAGGCCCCTCGCGGTAATAGAGGTGGAAGTGTATGCCGGGAACGTCACAGCGGAAACTTCAAACACACGCCCAATGGAACTAATTCTCCTGTGCGGGTGTTCGCTCTCCAGGTTCTCCCAGCTATCCCCATCCACCGTGAACATGAACGACATACCGGTAATGTCACCACGTTCAACGGCGGAGTAAAGGCTCTTTGCGTCGGCGTTGTTATCCGTGTCCAGGTCAACACGAATCGCCATGCCGTCGTCGTCAATCTCCATCTGCATCGTGGAGTTGGCGTTATTGTTACGCGACCTCGCAAGCGGGATCATGTCGGTGTTGTGGTTCACCAAAAAACGCACATCCCGGAGGTCGGTGTTGTCCAGCGCCCCCCGCTGAATCGTCTCGTCGTACCATCCCATATCCTCCGTCTTGTCATAGACGATAGGGCGGCCAGACAGAAAATGCCCGTGCTCGTCGTTCTGTTCGGCACGGACTTCAAAATCAAAGGTTCTGATTTCCTTCATCGGAAGAATCCTCCTCCCCAACGTTGTAATACTCACCGCGCACCGGAAGCTGATTGCCAATCTCGTCCGGCAGCGGCGTAAGGTTGAACACCTCGCGGAGTTCGTTGCGCGTCATCAAACCACGGTCGGCCATCGCCGCCGCAAGTTCGAGCTTGTCCTTATTGCTCATGTACTGGAGCCGGTTCGCGGTCGCCATGACGAAGTTCCCGCTCGACTGTTCGCGGAACGAAAAGAGCATCTTTGTCATGACCTCGGAGAACTGCACGGCAAACGGTTCAATCGCTCCCTCGTAGAACGCCGACCACGCATCGCCATACGCTTTGTTCTCCAAAACGTCCTCATTCACGCCGAAGTATTCAAAGACGTTCTCTTTGATGACCTTCATTTGGTCGGCATCGACCACCCACGGCTTGACATCAACTTGTTTGATGTTCTGGTAGGTGTTCGGGAACAGTAGCAAGCCGCCGCCCTTTGCGTCGCGGGAAAAGTTCTCCGACGTGAACCGCTGGCGTTCTTTTGCCAAATCCTCCGCCTTTGCGAAGTTGGACATCTGAGCCATGAAGCGGTAAGTCGCCGCCGACTTCACGCCCTCTTGGATGCCTTGATTCTGGATGTGAATCAGATCCATTGTCGGGAGAAGTGCGCGGTTGCTCTCACCGAAGAAGTCATCACGGTACTGATGTTTGACCATGATTCCGCAATAGGCCAGTTCAACAGCCGCCCTCTCACCCCATGTAAAATGGAATCGGAGATATGGAACGCCCTCAAACTGCACCATCTCGCAACGGGACGGGAGCGGAGTGTAAACGCCGGACGGTTCGCCGTACTGGTCGTACACCGGAACAATGAACGCCGTGTTGTGGATGTCCAAAATCGTACTCAGTCGATACATGAACTGGCTCCACGTTTGGAACTCGTTGGGGCCGTGTTTCAGTTTGTTTTGGAGCGCTGGCCTCGCGGAGCCTTTCGTTTCCACATTCAGCTTGGAAATATGCGTCGCCCTCGTGTGAATAGCCGACCGCACAAGCTCCGACTCATACACGCCCCCGGCAAAGGACGTGAAGTGCGGCGTGTACCCGTTGAGCATCTTGAACACGCCCTCATATTCACCCTTTGGCTTCGGTCTTGCTCCGAAGATTTTGTCAAACAGAGACATATTGCATCACCTCTGCAAATTTCCAGTGATAACCACCGGCTGTGTTGTAGTGCGGAAGTTTCCGGCAACACGCAGATATGCCGTGTTTTTTCACTCCCGCATCACGAGCCGCATCCGCAATGCTCGGATACGTTTTGCCAGTTTCCACACAAACAACGGGAACTTTATCGGAACCACCGGCATGATTCTCTTTAATTCTCGCCTTGTGTTCTTCTGTGAAAGTTCCAGTTCCTTTCCCTCGCCTGTTTTCGCTCATCTTCCGTTTTGTTTCTTCGGAAACAATGCGCGTTCGGTTTGATTCAGAACGTTTTGCTCTCACGCTATCCCGCTTGTTTATCTCAATGGTTTTCTGCCGCCTGGATTCTCTGAACGATTCATCTTCCCATAACGCTTTGAGCCGTTTTGATGCTTCTGCTCTCTGGCGTTCTGTTTTCTCAACGCCAATAGCACCACACTCTCCACCAACACTCTTGTTATATCCACGTTCGTTGTTTGTCGTGTCATATTTGCGAATCAGTTCAGCTTCAAGCCGCCCGGCCTCTTCAAGTGTTAACCCGCTGGCAACAACCTCGTGCGTGAACCCGGACCATCCATATTTTTTTATCGCATTAAAAAAATGCGGTTGCTTGTAATATCCATATCCATTGAGCCATCTGGTTTCAACGTTCTGAGATGTGATCCCAACGTATTTCATACCATTGGCTTTATTGGTATGAATATAAACGGAATAGTCAGGCATTTTTTAATTGCTCCCCTATCTCCCCATACCACTTTTGACGGACGGTCAGGGCATCTATGACAGCGGCCATTCCGTCAATATGTGCATTTGGGTTAAGTTTAATCAACTTGTTTTTCCCGTTTTCGTTGTCTTTCTTTAGCGCACAATCAAGCATATGTATCTTCAACAAGTCATTGTCTCCGATGTCAATAACCCCATCTCTCAAAAGCCCTTCCGCTTCTAAAATAACAGGAGATAGGTTGTATCCTTGGAATACGGAATCCATGTGGAAGCCGTATTGTTCCATTTCCGTTGTCAGATATTGCGCGTTATATCGGTCATACCCGACTTGAAGCGGAAATATCTCATATTGCTCCACCAGCATCTTGAACCAGCTGAGGCAATCATGATAATCAACGAAGTTGTCCCCGGACGGCTCCAAAAAGCCGCGCTGGA